TTATTCCTTTGAGTAGTTAGGTCGTTTTCCAAATTAGTAGCACGATAGACCTGCGGATTTATTATGTATATAGCTCAACATAAGATTAATCTCATGTCCCGCTAAACTTATTATAGGTTATTCGTCTGCGTCGGGTCCCCTACGCTGAGGGATTTTTGTACCATACGCCTTAGTCACCAAATCATTTTGTAATTGCGCCATACTCTGTTGTTCAAACATTGCAGCGGCTGGTGTCATTTGTGGGGCCATAGGTTGTCCGTCTGGTCCCATCTGCTGTTCACCACTACCATCAGGCAAGATACCTGTTAGTGCAACAATTGCAGCATTGATTTGACTCTTAAGCATGTTAAGCGCACCGTCGGACTTTGCATCGTCCATAAGCTCTGTGCGAATTTCTTCAAGTTTCTCATTCGGGAACTCTTCGCCAAGGCGTCGTAGAGCACCTTCACGGCTTTCTAAGTTCATAGCCATCATCTGTTGGATTTCGCTAAGAACAATTAGCTTGTCTAGTGGAAGAGGTTGAGGGAAGTGAGCAAAAGTTTGGTAGGTTAGAGGATCATTAGGATCCAAGATCGGGTACTGACCAGGCTTAATTGGTCCGTTAAAGTCTGGATTCCATTCCAACATCTCTGGTTCTTTAAACGCAAGAGTACGAATGACAAGGCTATTGATTTGCTCTAGGCCCTTACCGTACTGAACAATCTTCTGGTTGTAGCGGTTCATCAACGGCTGGTACTGAATAGATAGCGCAACACCAGAGGTGTTAGATACAGCCTGGACCTGGCCTAGTGCACTTTCAGGAACACCAACCATTTCATGCATTGAGATCTTAACAATCTTTAAGTACTCAATAGCCCCTTGAAGACCTGAGCCACCACCATCAAGGTTAAATACCTGAGCGTCTTTAGGAAGACCGCCCCAGACCTTCTTAGGGCCTTTCTCAAGGTTAGAAGCTTTAGCACCAGTAATAACAGTAACAGGAGCAGCGTGGTAGTTAATAATGTCTGCAACATCGGTAGCTACTTCGTTATAGTTACGGTTAAGAACAATAATGTCGTGGCAGTCAGATAGACCCCAAGGTGAGCCAGAAATTAAAACATTTGGAATATGAACCACTGGGATAAGACCTAGTGGGTTTGGACGAGAGTCAATCAATTCATCATTGATGTACTCTTCAATCATGTCATCTGTAAGGATTTCAGTGTAGGTGTATACCTGACGTGTACCTTCTACAGATGTGCCCCAGAAACGGTATTTTAGCTTAAATCGAATAAGACGGTTACGATCATGTGGGTGGAACTCAGGGAAAGCAAATGATGAGTTCAGTGGCAGGATTCTTACACGGCCCGGATGAAACTTGCCGGTGCTGTCTTGCCAAGCCTCTTCATAAGCAACCTTTACAAAACAGTCACCGGAAACGCCGCCCTGCTGGCCCATTTCCCAAAGTACGCCGTGCTTATTGTTATCTACTTCCCAAACTCTTTTGAGTAGGTCAGGAACAATAGCCTCAGTCTGTTTAGGGCTACGGAACTGTACTCCGCGGCTAAAAGTAAAATTAACTACATAATCCGTAAATGCACGGAAGTAGTTGTATACCATCTGAGTTTCACCGATTTCACGGCGGTAACTCCAGTGGTGGCCAAGATACATGGCCCAGTTTAGGGAGTACCGGTTCAGTCTTGGACCGTGTACTTCAAACTCCTCATCCGCCAGCTCGACAAGTCCCAATGGGGAGATGGAGATAGTAAGGTCGGATGAGGCCGCCCTATAGGACGGTGGTGAGAAATCAATACTCATACCTCACGTCCTTCCATATTAAAGTTCATAATTGCCCTAAACAAAACTGTGTTGTTTGCGCTCTTTTTCTTTGCGCTTTTTCTTGTCTTCTTCTTCTTTTTTAAAATCTCTAAATCTTGGATCTACGTCTTTTAAAGAGTCAACGTAAGTTCCACCTAACCTAGCATACTCATTTTTTATGCCACCAGCCGCAGCATAATTCATATGAGCGCCTGCATGGTGGATTGCTCTTTGGCGCATTGAGATTGAATCATATAGTTGAGGATTTGCTGGTACCATGATCAAACTCCTTACGTAACGACTACCCAGCCCTAGAGAAGAGGTATAGGGCTGGGGAGCCGCTACAGGTGACTAGTCTACTACAGTTGCAGGGTTAATGCGTGTGTAGTGGCCACCTGAACGAATGTCTTCTTCAAAGCGAAGTTCAGCAGCATTGCCGAAAGCGCCTTCAGAGAAGTTACCCAAGAAGTTAGGTGATTCAACCCAAGCAGCTGAGCCAACGTGTGCACGCTCTGCCATGGTCTCTTCTGGGTACTTCTCGAATACGTTCTGATTGTGGTTAGGACGACCCGGAGGTGTAATGTACCCCTGGGATGCGCCATTTTGGAACTCATTTGGAACGTCAGTATCTGTTGCAATACCCTCTTCAAAACGAAGTGGACCACGAAGTCCAGGTTGTGCATCACTGAACTTACGCTCGTATGATACCGGGGTCTTCTCAGGGAACTGAGGGACCGGAGCAATGTTAGCTGCCATAGTTATTTTTCTCCTAAAGGGATTGAGGATCCTCACTTACGAGTTTCCTACGAATTTGCCTAAATGTCAGAGTAAACGCATAAAATTAAAAAAATGGATTTGCGCTTGCTTCAACAGTTGGCATGACTAATTCTTTAGTCATAGACACCGCAATAGCCAATGAATCAACAAAATCATCATGAGCATGGGCTTCATCCGGTGCAGAAACAGTGAAGTTCGGACCTTTATAGTGTACCTCAGCGTCAACCATTTGTTGGTAGAAACGCTTCCAAATTCTTAATCTACGAGTTTTAGCGTGTGCAGGCCAAGCAATCATACGACGTTGAATAAGAGCCTGTAGATGCTTAAATCTTTTAGATTGTTCAGAAGGACTTGATGTAAGGGGTACAACTTCAGCACGTGGCATAAGAACCTTAAGACGTTGGGCCACTGCATCACCAACACCGTTAGCGTCGATTCCTATAGCAAGAACGTCGTATGCACCTAAGAAGTTAACAATTTGATAGTACTGCTCTTCCCAGTCATCGCCCTGAATCTCAAGCCAATTTAGAATTCTATGATCATAATAGTTAAATTCATCTGGTCGATCCCAGTCCACCCACACCACAGTCACAATCGTAGAGTCCATCTTACGTGCAGGATCAATACCTACAATTACAGGTGACTGGTACCAGCTTTTAACAATCTCTTGTGAAGTGTCTCCCAGATCGTCCATAACGTTAGAAGTAACAAACATTCCTCGCTCAAGCAACCATTTGCAGTTGTATGACATTTGGAACTCGTCAGAGTCCTCACCAATACGTAACATCTCTTTTTTGATGAACTTACCGTAGTTAGAGTTACACTTCTCTACATCGCGGTAGTCCCACTGGAAATGGTTTTGTTTAGCATTTCGACCAGTCTGACGTCTTTTATTTGACTGGATAGCTTTGTAGAAGTTGTTCTTAGAAGTTGTAGGAGTTCCCGTCTTAACCATTGTAGCGTTGTAGTAAGCACCCATTGGGGAGATAGATTTGGCAACCACAAAGTCGTCAGCTTCCTGACACTCATCAATAATCATTAAGTGGAACGACTTAGACTCAATTTTAGCTCTTGGGTTAGCTGTCATCATCATTGCGGTAGAGCCGGAGTTTTTAAGTTTAATGTTTCTTGTTACCCCGGGTACTTTACTAAGAGAGTCGTCAATCTCTGAGTCTCCAAGGATTTCAATAGCAGTCTCACTAGTAAGTCGGGACACTACACGAGCAAACAAAGTTTCCGCCTGGGACTGTACAGGAGCAAACATACCTACCCACAGACCGTCACCAAACTTACCTAGAAGCTCTGGGTACATCTGTGCAAGTCTTGGTAGCAAAACCATAAGTGCAGCCACTGTGTTAGCAATAGTTTCTGATTTACCAGACTGACGTGCTGCAAGGGCTGTAACTTCTTCACCGTCATTGATAATGACTGATTCAATAATTCTTCTTGCCAAAGGCTTTTGATAAGGGTGAAGTTCGTGACCAACAAGCGCAGTCATAAACTGCATAATCTTGTCTATAAGCTGTACAACAAACTCTCTTGATAATTCATCAAGACCGTCATCTTCTTCTCGATTCTCTTCTTCAGCTTCTTTGTTTAGATATTCTAAAGGATCAGGAAAATAGAGTTCCTCAAAGTTCTCTTCTAAGTTCTCTTCTTCTTCTGTATATTCTGGATTCATTACATACCACGCTTAACAAGTTCTTTAATAACGGCATGCAGTGCTTCAGCACCTAATTCAGCCTCAGCTAACATCTCTGGCTCGCCACTGCGGTCCCAAGAGACGACATTTTTGCCAATAGTAAACAAAGTCTGATCTACCCAGCGAATAAGCTCAGCAGTATCTAAGGAAGCAACTCGCTTCTCTAATTTTGTTTGTTCTTGCTCAATTTGTTTATTTTTTTTGAGTCGTATCATTTTTTGCCCCACTAATTCCAAAACGTAAAGTATCCCAGTCTAATTCATGATCTTCTACATAACGACCACGGATAGCGTAGGTTAATGCTTCGCTTTCAGTATACGAAGTCTTCCAAGTACCAATAACCATAGCCTTACGAGTAAATGGTAAACGAATAGACCAGCCACTGCCAAAGCGGAAAGGCTCATCAATTTCTTGTGTCTCTGCTTTTTCCCACAAGCCTTTAGGCTTAGTTGGGTACTCTAGCGGATGCCAGTAAAAATTACGAAATTCTTTTGGTTCTGTAGCCATCTTATATTGGTCCTCTGTTTCTTTTGCTCTTTACACGTTTCATCTTATAGTCTGCCGGATTCTTGCCGTTGGCCTTAGCCTTATTTATATCATAGTACCTTGCACTAGTGCGTGGTTGCCAACCACCCGCCTTTGCCTTCTTAATCTGAGCACCTCTAGCACGGCCATAGGCAATAACTCTAACTTCTTCAGGAACCTGAGACATATCAGCAATACCACGAGGCAGCTTATCAAGCTTATCCTTGATGTACTTCCACTTGCTTGTCTCCGCCTTAAAATCGTCCCACATCTTACGTGTACAATTATAATAGTTATAAACTGTGCCATCTCTAAACACTAAAGTAATAATTGATCGCTCGTTATCAAACGCTGCGGCCACTGTGCGAGGACGCTCAGGGTTTTCAGTAGATGTAGGAATTTCAACATCGTCTTCACGATTTTCATCAAATGATACGGGGCCAGTAGATACTCTTTCCCCGGTTTCTACGTTAATAGCTCCTGTGTTAGGAGTGATTGGGCTATCAGCATAGTTGTCATACTCAAAGCCACGTGCTTGACGCTTACCACCTGGAGCAGCTTCAAAGCCCTCCCAAAGGTTATTAGATACCCAAATCTCTTGTGATTTAGCAGCAGATTCTTTGTCTTCAACCTCCATAACTGCGGCATAGTTAAAGTTGTAAATTTCTTCTTTAGTTTTAGGATCTATACCAATTAGCTTTTCATCAATTTTAGGATTGTACCCAAATAAAGTAGACCTTTGATTAGACCTATTTAACAAGTCATTACGAGTATTAGGATGCACAGACCCTGGAGGATTAATTGCGTTATTTAAAGCCCTTGTGCGTCTATTATTAAGTCTATTAAAAGCATCTTCAGGTGTAGGCAGATCAGCCAT